ACCAAATAAACCAAAAGAAACTGCATCCAGCAATGTCGATTTACCCGCTCCATTATGGCCCACAATTAGTGTGGTCGGGGACTTATCAAGTAATATCTTGGTTGGCGTATTGCCAGTAGATAAAAAGTTAGTCCATTCAATGCTACGAAATGTTATCACACAATCTCCAAATTTGATGCTTCAGTATATATCCTGCGAACCATGGACTTCAGCCTATCCTTATCCAATTCAGTTCCGACAGCTTCTATATAATTATCAAGCAAAGTCGGAGTATCTTCAACAGAAATATTAGAATCTTCGACATTATTACCAGTGAATTCATCAAAGGTCTCTGCAATCTTTAATTCATATGGATTACTACTGGCTACCATATCAATGAATTTATCAAATTCGTATGGGTTATCCTTCTTAGTAACCACGACCTTAACGAACTTACCCTCAAGTTCTGTATAGTCAGGCACATCACAACCGTTATCCCAATGTAGTTTATAGAACATCCTGTGAGGATTTCTGACTGGGGTTAGCTCTAATGTATCTGTATCTAACACATGGAAGTATTTGGGATCATCGGCATCATTCCAAAAGAACTCCATCTGAGCACCAAGGTAATGGATATCATCGTGATTAGACTTAGTGTGGTAATGACCAGATAGGACTAAATCAAATCGTTCGAATGCTTTAGAGTCCATACCATGAGTACTCTTAAAGCCTTTATTCATTTCAAAGTTGGCAAGTTCGAGGTGAGCACCGATTACATTACACTTGGTGGAATTGATCCATTTCATAGTGCTAGCATAATTTTCATTATTAATCCATGGAATGAGACCCATCTTTAACTTACCATAAGTCATTACAGTGGGTTTCATGATGATATTAACGGTGTTTATATAATAACCCATCAACTCTTTTAATGAGTTAAGTTCATTAGTATTTTTGTAGAAAATATCGTGGTTTCCAGGAATGATATCCATCATCATACCATATTCCTTTAGCTTATTGAGAAAAGAATTACGGTTATTATTCAAAGCTTTGAAATTAATATACTTCCGGTGATCATAATAATCACCCAAGTGTATGACCTGTTTAATATCATTCTTAACACAATATGGGAAGAATACGTCTTCATAAAACTTCGTCTGATACTCTTGGAATATATCAGACGAGTTACGAGCACCACAATGGGTGTCGTTCAATATAACAACTTTCATATACTATTCACTCTTTGAAAAATCAGATATCTTGGAATCATGCCCCTTGACCTTAAAGATACGTTCTCTTAGATAATCAACATATTCAGAAGGATCAGAGTCTTGATCATATGAATCAAAATGAATGAATGCTTCAGTGGGCATCTGTTCAATAAACTTGGTTCTGATATCTTGTTGCTTCTTCTCCTTGGCTATACGTCGAAGAAATGCAAAGTAACATATCTGAGTAAAGTAAGAGAAAGCATTAGGATTACCAGTACGTGTGGCTGCCTCTATATTATAATTACCCACTGCCCTCAGACAATTCTCTACACCATCCATAACCATTTCATCACGATAGGTATAACGAACGAAGTTTGATGCATGAGATAATCGTTCAGATATCTTCATGAAACAATCCGCGATATAATATGGCACCTTCATATCTGGACTTTCAATCTTTGCTAATTTATACTCAACAACAGATTCAGAGAACTGTCGATTATTAACATAGTGTGGTTTTTCTTTTGGCTTCAGTTTCGGCTCTTCTGTAATTTCAGTCATACATTGATTCCCTATTTGATTATACTATATTATAACACGTTTAAACTAAAAAAGCCACATATAAATTAATTAAAAAATAATTAAAATAAGTGTGGCTTTCTTGGTGAAAATGAGTTATAATAAATTATTGTCCGCCACCGGAGAATATAGAAATTCTGTGAGGTGGAGCTAAGAGCGTACCGCATGTACCATATCTCTATTATAAGGATATAGTTTACTATGCCGAAGGCTCTTAAAGATTAACTTCATATATCTGGTACTTAAAGTGTTCTTTAGAATACATTTTAATCCTTTCAGCGCCATGGTTTAAAGTATAATTCTTACGTTTCTTATGGTGCAGATCATCAGTAAGGTCGAATAGGAATGTATCAGAACCATCATCAGACTTTCTCAATCCTCTTCCTATAGACTGCATAACCCTAACCTGAGACTTAGAGGGAGAAGCAAATATTACATTATGGATGTTACGTATATTTATACCTGTTGAAAATACTCCATACGATGCAACGATAACAGCATTCTTCTGTCCTTCGGTTATCTTACGTATATTTTCTCTAGCATCAACACCAGTGGCACCAGACACAAAGAATATCTTACGTTTAGCATGAGCTGCTTCCTGTATTATATCAAATAGAACCTGACCGTGTTTCTCTACATATTGAAACAACACCAATGTATTACCATCTTGATCTAATGCCAGTTTCTTAATAAAGTTATTGCGTTTCTCGTGTCTAACTATAAAGTCCATTTCCTCGGCATAAGTCTTCTTACCAAATGCTTTACATTCCTCCTCGGAGTATTTCATAAGAAGCATCTGGATATCCAAATTTGCTATATCATCATTATCCATTAACTTCTTAGTTGTTGTGACCTGTTTGATAGGCCCGAATAAACCTTGAAGAACCAAAGAATGGGTTTCAGCACCATCCAATGTACCTGTAGTACCTATTCTATATTCAGTATTATATAACTTAGTCATAATTGAGGTTAATGACTTGGCCTTAAATTGATGGGCCTCGTCGCCTATAACCATACCAAAGTTCTTGAACCAAGGTGCCCCTAATTTATATATAGACTGCCAGGTTGTAATTACAACACGTTGTTTATAATTTTCCTTCTCTTTACCCGAATATATTTTATGGGCATTAAAGTAATCACCATAATAATCAGTGAAGTCTGAACCTAATTGTTCTACTAATGATGTTGTGGGTACTATAATTAAAATATTCTTATCTCTATTATCGAGATACCACCTAACAAGACAGTATATGATTAAAGATTTACCTGAGGCAGTGGGTGATAATAGTAATGCCTTCTTTCTTTCTAAAGCATGTTGGAATGCCTGTATCTGATAATCTCTGGCTTCAATCGAATTCTCACCGGCTTTAAGATCAAGACTCTTAATATATTCAGTGCACTCTTCCATGGATGCATCTTGGCGTGAATCCGGTCGTCCATAATAGTCAGAGTCTATACATTCTATAGAGTATTGTCTAACAGCAGCAAACTCTACGATATATTGATAAAGACCACCATACAACTCGCCTGTTCTGGAGTTATATAATCTAATCTTACCATCCCATTGCTTATTTTTGTATGCTGGATGAAACTTATAATTTGGAACAAAAAATGTAAAATGATCTACTAATTCATTAGCTATACCATAGTCACAATCAATATGAATATACACATAGTTCTTATTTGTTATTGTTATATCTGCTGCCACGAGTTATGCTCCACTGACGAATTGTCGCCACTTGATTATATTTCCAATAGTTTGATGGCGCCATTGAATATTAGACATGATCTCCTTTAAGGTGTCTACCAATGATTTACGGTACTCTAATTGCATGCTCATCTTTTGTATATCAACGTCAGCATCATAGTAGTAATTAAGGTCACCCTTGAGGACTTTAAGTCCATCAAATGGGTCATACTCCCAACCGTTCTCATCAATCTGGTGTTTGTTCATTTTGCCATTATAATACAACCACTTCAATTTCAAGAGTCGTTGCAACTCCTGTTCTTTTGATTTAGCCCGCAACTTAGCTGTCATGTATAGTTCTAGATACTTACCATGTAGCTTGGCTGAATCCCTAGATGCTTCATCAAGGGCCATTTCATTAATCTCTGAATCTTTCTTCCATTCACTTAATACATCATCTAAATTCATAATAATCCTATATAGTAAAATAACTCATTCTGAAGGTTACATCAAATGTTATATATTCATTTGTGTTTGTAGTAAACTGTAGGTTCGATACATTAGTTGGAAATGCATCTACGTATGTAATAGTATTTAGCACGTTATTCTTTGACGATAATACCTGCAATGCAATATCAGCAGTATCATTAGTAGCACCATTAACTATGTTCTCACACCATTTAAATACTTCTTTGTATGACTCCATATCCTCATCTACAATTATAGAACAGGTTAGGGTTCCCATTGTCATCTTATCACCAGGAGTAAAGTGATCTAATCTAGCCTTTGCTGTAGTAATTTCACCTACACTAACGTCTGGATGCATAACTGAATTGCAGAAGTATTCTAGGTTAGGATAATCCGTACGTGATATTGCAAGACGAAATGATTCACTTGATAAGTAGTTTTTATTTGCAGTAATTGCCATGGCTATTTCCTCTGTGTTATGCTACTATTTATAGGCAAAAAAAAGGAGCCCGTGAAGACTCCTTATAAAGAACATGATAATATTATTATTAGTATTATATCATGTTATTACTGAACTAATGGCTACAGGTTAGCAACCAAAGAAGTTCTGTAATATACGTTACTATCAGCAGCTAGGCTGGTGAACGGGTTAGCAACAATACCGTAACGTGACTTGAATCCAATCTTAGGTTGGAATGTATTCTGATCTTGTGCACGCATCATGGTTAATGGAACGTATGGGCAATAGAAGATACCAGCGTCATAAGCGTTTGAACCCTTATAACCGATAGTGATATAATCTGCAGCAGCATATGGATCAACATAAACCTTCATCTTACCACCGATAACACCAGCAAATGTATTGCCAGAAGTATCAACAGTCAAGCCAGCTTGCAAAGCAGGAGTATAATCCAATGTACCAGCAGCTGCTAAAGAAGAAGCAACGTCAGCTGAACAGATTAGGAAGTTACCCTTACCACGACGAGTTGCAAGAGCAATGCCGTTAGCTTCGCGCTCGATGATGTGATGTAAAGCTTTGAAACGCTCAACATTCCAACGACCATCTAAGTCACCAGAAGTAGCGGTAGCATCGATAGTATTAACACCAACAGCAGTTGTACCAATGGTACCAGGAGTAGCAGCAACGTTAATAGTGTTGATCATCTCACGGTTCATTTCGGCAAGGATTTCTGTGCTCAAGATACTAGCAAGTTCAGATTCAGCAGATAGGCCGTGAACAGCTTTAAGGTCTTGTGCAAGTTCCATTGAGTAAGAAGCGGCCAAAGCACGTGTCTTAGCAGTAACGGAAGTCTTGTCGATTGAGAATGCCATCTCAGCAGGAGCTAGAGCTTCACCAGTTGCAGTAGCCATACCACCACCACCAACAGCACCAGAGAAGGCAGTGTCAGCAACGTTGTGAAGAGCTTCAGTACCAGTTTGATTGGTATAGTGTGACTTCATAGCGAAGATCAAACCAGTAGGACCAGACATTGGCTGAACACCAGCAACATCAAATGCCATTAGGTTAGGCATAGCACGACGAACTAGAGAGATCAATACTGGATCAAAGTTGTCAACGCCAGCGCCGGTAGAGTTAGTAGGAGCAGCTTCGTTCATACCACCAAAGCCTTGTGCTGTACGCTCTTCGATCAAAGCCTTTTCTTGGTTTTCTAGGATTTGTGCTGTAACGGCTTTACGATGTGAATCAGCAATTGCTGGAGCATCTTCGCTGTTAAGGACCGGGGCCCATTTTTCTTGTAATGTAGACATGTTTTATTCCTTATGAATTTATGTGTTTTGTGTCTGTTTAATAGCGGCTAGGTAACGTGCCATTGATGGTGATACAGCAGCTTCTGTAACTGTTTCATTATCATCTTCAATTACGTCTGTCATAACTTCTAGAGTAGCTGATTTGAAGTAAGATTCTTTAATAGTAGAAACCTTTTCAACAAACTGCTCAACTGAATCAAAGCTAAGTTCCTTAGTCAATTCTTTCAACTTCTCGGTATCTACATCAGTAAGTCCTTCAGAGATTTCAAGGAACTTAGCATCCCGTTGTAATCCAGCAGTAACTTTCTTCAATGCGATGTTAGAATCTACAGCTTCTGAAAGCTGCTCTGAAAGCTCATCAACCTTAATAGTCATCTCGTCGAACATATCAACCTTGCCTTCAGGAACTTCAATGTAGTTCTCCTTAAAGCAGGCCTGTAATGAAGTCATGAAGTTCTCAGCGATATCGGTACGAATACCCTTCTCTACTGCCAACTCATTATCTTTCATCCATGTCTCAACAACATATGACAAGTATCCATCAACCTTAGTTGTTAGATCTTCACGAATAGATTCAACTTCTTCAACCAATTGCTCGGTATAGCTTTCTTCTAAACGATCAACTTCTGTGGCAACCTTCGACTTAATTGCGGCTTCGAAAATGATTTGTGCTTTGCCCTTGAATCCTTCAGATAAGGTAGCTTCTTCTGCAGTCAATGCATCTAAATCTTCAGTAAAGTCATATGCAACAACTTCTGATTCAGCATCTTCTACAAGCTCTTCCTCGTCTACTTCAACGTCTTCCACAAGCTCTTCATCATTTTGGAGTTCTGCAACCGTAATGTCTTCGACCATTTGATCAACTTCTTGATCAGTAATTAGATCTTCTTTAGACATAATTATACTCCTATATTTTTGTTAAAGTTTTGAGAGGAAGTCTTTGAAAGCTTTCATCTGAACATTACCAGATCTAAGATCGGCTGTTGATGCACGCTTAACTTCAGTCTCTATTTTCTCAATTTCTTGTTCCAGAACACCATTGTTCCAGCACCAATCAGCCCCTTCCATAATACCATTAACAAAGGCATCATGAGCAGAAGGATCCTGAACGATATCAACGGTGTTAAGGATAAAATCCTCAGCGACATAATTATGCCCACCCTTTGATACAAGACTACCCATACCACGACTTGACACACCCAATTTAACACCACCTTCAACCAAACCTTTCACGATCTGACCCAT